GGTTGCCGCCCCTATGAAGTCAAAAAACGCACATTCAAGAAGTATGCTGATGGTGCAGAAGGTCGAGTTCAGAAGTATATGGAACGTCTAGACAAGTCCGCTAAGAAGAAATCGAGGTTATGGTAATGCTGCTCGTTGATCATTATTTATATCTACCGGGATGTTGCTGGTGGTGTCGCAGCGTCAACCTGCCGACCATTGACACTGGAATGGACCTAGATGGGGCCAATTCTCCTGATGATCCAAACCCTTCAGCCATTACACGTATCTATATTTGTGCTGATTGTGCTATCCAAATGGCCAACATGGTGCTGACTTCTCGTAACCTTGAGATTAGTACTGCCGGTTCCAATGGCACCTTAGCTGATATGGTGCAGGTTTTGGGCGATAAGAACGTTGAGTTGCTGGCCAGGGTAGAGGAACTGGAGAATACCTTGCGTGTTATCAAGTCAATCCCCGAACCACAGGCCCCGGCTGAACCAGCCGCCACCTTTAAGGTTGCAGCACCAAAGGCGACTAAGAAATGATAGTATTGTCTTTGGTATCCCTTGGCCTACTTGGGGTCATAATTTGGTTGGTTCGTGAGAACCGGAGACTGACACAGATGGTAATTTCACGACACACAGGCGACTTTACGGCTATGGTTCGTGCTGAAAAGAAACATAAAGTCGTTTCCAAAGAAAAGAAGCAAGAAGATAATTACCATACCTGGCGTATCCCGTCTGAAGGAGTTGCTCCGTGAAACCTTGGGCACCACCGTCTGCTGCCGATGTAATCGACATGTGGCAGAAAGCCGACCAGTATCTCGTGAAAGAACGTCGAGACTACTGGATGAATGCCTCCTATTACGCCTCTCACCAGTGGATTTGGTGGGACTTTACCCGCAATATCGTGCAGGAGCTGGACTACGCTAATGAAGCTGAACGTGGATCCCGTATCACTATTGATAAGTACGGGCCTCGTACTCGCAGCCTTCTTGCCCGTCTTACTAGATCTGAGTTGATTTGGGAAGTCCAGCCTACCGGCATGGACGATTCCTCTATGCGCCGTCAACGCCTTCAGGAACAGTTGCTTCTTGGTGAGCAGCGCCACAACGATTGGGAAGACGTACGCGAAATGTCGCTTCTTCAGACCCTCTTTGGTGGTGCTAGCGCTATTGCGGTAGATTGGGACCCCGATAAGGGCGAAGACTACATGATCGACCCTATTTCTCAGATTTCTGTTCCTATGGGTGGCATTCGTCTGACACCGCTTGGTATCAACGAATTTACCCTTGAGCCTGGTTCACAAAACGCAATCGACGCTCGTTGGTGGATTCGCTGCACAAGTTTGCCACCCGAACAAGTACAGGAGAGATACAACCTTGAAGAAGTACCAAAAGCTGACGCTGAAGCTATGCTTTCTAGCCGCCACCGCAGTATCTTGCTTCGTCGCCCTGGTGGCGCTCCGCCGAGAACAACCCTCGTCTACGTCTACTACGAACGACCCACCTCGCGCGGTCCGGGATGCGTGGTTCATGTAGTTAACGGCAAAGTCGTGTTACAGGAAGACCAGTGGCCTTTCCCGTTCAAGCACCTCAATATGTCGTTGTTCCGTCAAAACAAAATTCCAAACACTTGGGTAGGTCACACGCTTCTGACCCCTGCCCGGGATGTTCAGTACGCTTATAACCGTGCTCGTTCAACAATCCTTGAACACATGCGTAAGGCAGCAAACGCTCGATTGATGATTCCTGCTGGATCAGTTGATGATGCCGACAGTATTACGATCGACCCTGCTGATACCCTTGAGTACAACAGCGAAATCGGTGAACCGCACTGGCAGACCGCACCTGAGGTGCCTCGTTGGATTTCCGGTGAAGCACAACAGCTTGAGATGGAGTTGGACGATATCTTCCACACCCACCAAACTACCCGCGGTGAAGCACCTGGAGACCGAAACAGTGGTCTTGCTTTGTCGTTGCTAGCGGAGAAGGACGATACTCCTCTTGGACCGATGGCCAAGGATCAGTCTATGGGTTGGGGCAAGATTGCCGAAATGACCCTTTCGTTATACAAAATGAATGCCGAAAGCACAGGCATCACCCGTAAGACCATGTTGATTACGGAGAACGGTGTACCTTTGCAGGTTTCTTGGAACGCACAGGACATTGACGACAAGCCTGTTGTTTTGGTTCCGATGGATGCAACAATGCCCCGCAGCAAGATTGCAACCCAGTCAATCATCACAAACCTGGCCCAACAGTTCCCGTTGGTATTCCAAAACGTCGATCCCAAGTCGCTGTCCAAGATGCTGGATTTGCCGGACCCACGACAGTTTTTGTCGCAAATGGACCCGGACATTGCAAAAGCAGAATGGGAAAACGGTCTACTCATGCAGGGTATTCCTGTTATTCCGGAAGACTTCGACGTTCACGACGCTCACATCATGGAACACAACCGCGAACGCAAGTCACCTGCATACGAGCTTGCAGATCCACAGATCAAGCAAATTATCGATATGCACATCCAGGCCCATATGCAGTTCTTGTCTAACGAAACAGCAGCCATTATGGCGCAGTCAGACCAATCCGCAATGGGTGAGATGCAAGACCCGGCCGTCGCTGCAGCACTTAATGCTGGCGTAGGCTTGCCATTGCCTGAAAATGGAATGATGCAAGAACAAGAAATGATGGAAGAAGAGTCAATGGGTATGGCTGGTGGATTGCCGCCTGAAGCTATGTCTATGATGGCTATGGAAGAAGGATCTATCCCAATGATGGGAATGGAAGAATCAATGGGAGAAGGAATGCTCCCAGGTATGGAAGGAATGTAAATGGAGTCACAGGACACAAACTTTACTGATTACATCTCGGAACCAGCAGCAGAAGCACCAGTTGCCGACGCTGCACCTTCCGGTGATGTCAACTGGGAAGAACGCTATCGTTCAGAAGTTCAGGACCGCATCAAGGAGCGGGAGCGCTACAAGCCTATCCGTCAAGTATTTGACCAAATGCACCCTGACGACGCTGCTGCTGTGCAGGGCTTTGCTCAAGCATGGGCCGCTGGTGACCAGGATACGGCTATCCAATGGATGATTGACAACGCCAAAACTCTTGCTGGCGACCGTTTTTACGACATTGCAGGTGTTAACAGCCAAGGCCAAACACAGCAAGAAGTGTACCAAGAAGCCATCGACGACAGCCGCCAAGCTGGACTTACCCCTGAGCAGGTGGCGATGGTTGTCGAAGAACGCATGGCTGCATTCCAGCACGAACAAGTTGTACACCAATACGAAGTAGAGATCGAGCAAACACTCATTGAAGCCGGTTACGACCCCAACAGTCCTCTTGCTGTTGCAGCTATTTCTGCTGCGCAACAACGCGAAGACTTGGATCTTCGTGAAGCTATCGCAGATATTGAAAACCAAATTCTTTCGCAAGCACAATCAATCGTGCAGCGCCGTCAGAATCCATCAGCAGGTATGCCGTCTGCCGCACCAAACGGTATGGCACCTGTGATGAATGCTGCAGGAATGTCTCCTAGAGACCGAGCAATGGCTCGTTTGAACCAACAAGGACTCTAGGTTACTTGACAACGCACTAGTTGCGTATATCATATAAGTATCTGTCCTGGACTGGTCAGATGTACATAGTCACCACGATGGCACATTGGCAGGAGCCAAGCGCACCGATGTTCGGAGAACTAGGGACCGCCGGGTAGTGGGTCAAACCATTCAATCCAACCACACAACTAAGGAATAATTATCATGGCAGCAAGCCTTTCCACAGTTGATGCAATCCTGAAGGACGACTACAAGGATTACATCGACCAACTCAACCAGGCCACGTTTCTTCTCTCGCAGATCGAAACGCGCCGCGACACCGTTACAGGCCGTATCGCCCGTCACGCAATCCACCTCGGACGTTCGTCCGGTGTTGGCGCTCGCGGAGAAAATGGCACTCTCCCAACCGCAGGCAACCAGGCGTATGCAACGGTCCCAGTACCAGTAAGGTACGTTTACGGCCGTATTCAATTGTCCGGCCCAACCATCCGTCAAGCAGTTACAGACCGTGGCGCTTTCGTTGATGCACTTGATGCAGAAATGAGCGGTATCCGTCGTGACGCAATGAAGGACGTTAACCGTCAGCTTTGGGGAACCTCAAACGGCGTTATCGCACAATGCGGTACCACATCAAGCGCAACAACAGTTGTCTTGGCAGCATCAACCGGAACCACAGCACTTCGCAACCTCTTCTTTGATGGTGGCATGGTTGTTGACATTGGTACCGTAGCATCGCCAACCACAGTTGCTTCTGCTCGTACCATCACCGCAGTAGACGAATCAAACAAGACAGTCACCATTTCAGGTGCTGCTGTTACCACTTCGTCTTCGCACTTCATCTTCCGTACAGGTGCAGGTGGAGCTTCCAGCAACACAGGCCAGCCAGGCGACGGTCAAATTGAATTGACAGGCGTTCAGACAATTGTCGACGACACTGCAGTTCTTCACACCATCGACCCAGCAAGCCAGCCAAAGTGGAAGTCATACGTCAACAGCAACGGTGGAACAAACCGCGCAGTGACCGAAACCCTCATCACCGGCTCGATCATGAAGACCCTTATCAACAGCGGCAAGAAGCCATCACTTCTCGTCTCTTCAGAAGGTGTCCACATGTCAGTTGCTAACTTGTTCCTGTCGCTGAAGCGCAACATGGAGCAGACCCAACTTAAGGGTGGCTACGCAGGCATTCAGTACTACTCACCATCAGTTTCAGGTCAGGGCGACGAAGGCCCAACCGTTCTGTACGCAGACTTCGACTGCCCGAACAACCGCCTCTACGGTATCAACCCTGAGTCGCTCGTTTGGCACCAAGTTGGAGAAGGCTGGCAGTTCATGGACCTCGACGGTGCAGTGATGAACCGTAAGCCTGACCTCGACGCCTACGAAGCAACGTTGACCTGCTATGCAGAACTTGCATGTAAGCAGCGCAACAGCCACTTTGTGATCAAGGACCTCACGGAGACCACGATCTAAATGGCCGCATCGGTAAGTATCGTTACGGGTCCGGAAGTTCCTGGCAACCGTAAGTTTGTGACAGCAACCGTCACATTTGACTCGTCGTACGTGACCGGGGGAGAAGCGATTTCGCTCACCTCCCTCGGTCTAAACCGACTTGACTTTATTTGGGCAGTCACTCAAGACGGCTATGTACCTTCATGGGACGGTTCAACAACCGCACCAAAGATCAAGCTGTTTTGGGTTGACACGACAACAGATGGAGCCGCACTTGCGGAAGTTCCGAACACTACCAACGTTGCGACGGTAGTGGCACGAATCTTCGCATTCGGCGCATAGGTGTTTGCCTGGGTGGGGCTTTCTCTCCTTTCACCCACCCAGGCAGCAACTACTATGGAGGATTATGAACAGAGCTAGTGACCTAATCTCCCAACACATTCCAGGAGCCGACCAATGGGCAGAGATCTCCTTGGATGTTTACAACATTGCCGAACGCATTCGCAAAGGCGATGAATCAGGCTGGCGTGGAGACCCCTCCGCCAGCGTTATGTTTAACCCCATGACACAACAGTTTGAAGTATGGCTGGTCGACGATCAGAACACCCCATACATTGCTTGCAGCGGACCTCGCTGCGACCATTCGCTTATTGTCAAGTTAATTGAAGGCGATTGGCAAAAAGGAAAGCGACTCCTAGAAGAGATTCAGAAGAAGAATCGAGAAGCTCGCGACAGGGAAATGAGCTTGCAGCGTGACATGTCAGAAGAACTTGCCGA